CATCGAAGTCATCATCGTTATCGTCTAAATAGTCGATAACACCTTTGCGGTCAGCTCGTGCGCCTGTTGACGCTGCTGCACGCTTCCTACTGGCTTCTGATGATGCCTTGTCAAACTTCGAATCTGCACCTTGTGCATCTGCATTTAACTCATCAACTTTATCCTGGCCTTCTTGCGCTTTCGCGTTGGCCTGGTGTTGCTGAGCAAACTGGTTGCCTGCAAGTATGTAGTATTCTATGTCCGATTTGGAATTTCCATCGAGCACTTTCATTTTCATTGCCATCGGAGCGACGTGGTCGTACAAGCCACTCTTGATGTCGTTGTGCAGCCCTTCAATCATTTGAGGGTTCTCTGCAATTCGTTGCCGAGAAGCTCCGTCCCACTGTTCGTCAATGACGTTTGTAGTGATCTTGAACTCTTCATCTCCGCTTATCTTACTGGTAATTTCTTCAATTGCCAGTGTTGTATCATTTTTTCCGTAGTTACCTGGAACATACGGAGTTGCATTATCTGCTTCTTCTGAGGTCAGATCATACGCATCAATCTTGTTTTGTTCCAGTAATTTTTTAATGGCACCCTTATCGCCTTTCATCGCATCAATGGCCACATTGAGTTGATCGTGGCTTATGCCTTCGGATTCCAGAGCAGAAATCATCTTCCGGAAGGGAGCGATTTTCTGCATCTTCTTGGTGTAATCCATGGCTTTGGCAAAGACTGTTTCGAACTGTTCGTTGATTTCTTCCTGGCTGAATTCGAAGTCTTGACCATTGGCACGGAATTTTTTACCTACAAATTCTTCAACTGCTTCGGCTGCGGCTTTTTGACCTTCTTCCGTAGTAGCATCCTCATCATCAGCTGGTTCATCGCCACTATCTTGTTCGCCATCAGTCTGGGCGTCTTCAGATGGGGCATCTTCATCTACAGTTTCCTCATCTACAGTTTCCTCAACTGGGGCTTCTTCACTGGATTGCTCGTCCAGAATCTCACTAGAAGGTATATCGGTACGCTCGGGTAAATCTTCCTCAGCAGTTCCCTCTTCTCGACGTATCTCACGTATGGCATCAATCGGGTCGATGTCATTCGCCATGATATCTTCTTCTGTGAGTTCTGGATCAGCCATCTTAGTTCAGCTCCCCTGCTTGGGCTTCTGCAGCAGCAGCAGCAAACTCAGCTTCTTCTTCGTCAGACAGGATAGGGTCTTTCGCAGAATCGTACTGACTTTCAATGAAACGAAGAAAGAATTGCAGGTTAGAAGCAGATATGAGATCTTCCATAACTGCTGTACGTCTACCCTCTGCTACAACTTGGGGTACTCCCAGGAGAGACACTGAAGCCAGAACTTTTTCCTTCAGGTAACCGTTGGTGATGATTTTCTTGAAATCTCCGTTACGTTCGAGACGTTTTAATGCTTCGCCCATTTCGATTGCGTGGTCAAGGTTTGCAGTCATTAATTCGACTTCTTTTTGATCTGGATTGCTCATTTAGAGTTCCTGTAGTGGGTTGGTAAAGTAAAGTGGTCTAAATCATATAGTAAAATAAACCACGGGGTCAATCATTAATTTGCAGTAGCTGCAGGTTTTTCTTTTGCAACTGCAAATTTTGTGAAGTTATCCATCTCTTTGCCGGCCATTGTCATATCGGCCTTGAGCTTTTCTTTGTCCATATCTTCATTGTGCTTGGTACCGTCAGCTATACGGGCAAAGTCCAGATCTTGTAGATCCGCCTGTCCCATTAACTGTCTAGTTCTGGCCTGGTTGAGCTCAGCCTGAGTTTGTTTGTTTATCATGTCAACTTGATTTTCCATTGCACGAGACTTACGTTCCATGATCTCAACTTCCTTCATAGCTACTTCCAGTTCCTTCATCTTCTGGACAAACGGATCAGGTTGAGGTTCAAACTCTTCTAGCGACTTGGCCAGGTCAGGCATTCTTTTCAGCTTGGCGATTTGGCCCATGAGCATCTGCTGCATCTTCGGATCCATATTTTGACCGAGAGTTTGCAACAAGAATGCCAGATCATTGGACTTGGCGGAGTTGTCTTCACTGGTAGACACTTCGATCTCGATATCGATCGATCCATCCAGGTCATCACGCTTTATCGGTATGAATTCCTCGTTACTGACTCGTACAATTTCTTCTTCTGCCAGGAACTCGCTGTTGTAGGATATCCATTTACGCATCAACGGTTTAATCAGGTTCTCTGCAATGTTGCGAACGATATCCAATCTACGGGTAGACACTGCATCGAGTACACCACTGGCAGCACGAGCTGTAGATCCTAAGCTTGCGCCTTGGATTCCGCCTGTGAATGCTTTGACACCGAGCATAGACTCAGTTTCGTTGTTGATCAACTCCAGCATACCGAATACGCTCTGCGGAATCTGGTTATAGCCACCTTCGTAGAAGTCGGCCTGACTGCCATTAAACTCGAAGTTCTTCCCGTTGAGGAAGCGTTTCTTGTTGATCGGATCCAGGGAGTTAACTCGCATACCCTTCTGGGCGTTGTTCGAGTTGGCCATGTTATCGATGATACCGCGCTTGATGGCGGTAGTGACTTTCTGGTTGTCACCTACGAGTTCAGCATTGGCCTCACCGTAGATTTTGAATGGAGTGCTGTTGTTCGCCAGTACCAGGAAGGGAATCTTCTGATCTGGGTAGGGGTTTGATTCCAGCTGGATGATGATGTCATTTACCCAAGTACAGACGATCGCTTCAGCAATACCATCACCATCTACGTCATAGTTACCCCAGTATTCGAATACGACAAACTTCTTTCTCGGTTCGTCTTGGAAGGTGAACTCAGTTTCATCTTCTGGGTCATGGTCTTCAGTCCCGTTGAAGCCATCTTTACCAGCAATGTTTGCTGCTACCTTATTCAGGTTTTTATACTTCTTCGTTTGGCGCAGAGTACTCAGGTCAGACTCATACTTATGAATCATGAACTGGGCCTTATCCAGATCTCCTTCAGAGGTTGGATCAGCGTAGATATCCTCGATACGACAAACCTGGGCATGTGGCTTGTTTTCCAGCACCTTCAGGCGCTTGACCATCTTGGTATCGATCTGGATAATGTTGCCTTGTAAGTCCAGTCCCCAGACGGGAACTTCTTCCTCTATGACTTCGTCTTTGTACTTCCAACTGGTTTTGACAACTACTGTGCCTTCTTGATAGTTGAGCTTGATGACATCAGTCATGAACTTGTAGCGATTGAACTGCCGGCAGAACTGCTGATTCAGAATTAGTTGGTTTTGTTCTGCAGCTGCTCGGTCTTCGAAGCTTACAGGGCTGGTTTTGACTATATCCTGGTCAGCTACAAAGGGGTCCTTTACGGAAGCATGCTGCCACTCGTCCTGACGCTTGATATCTCGAGATACGATCTCCGATTTACCAGGTTGCTCGTTGCCGTACTTGGCGCCGTTATAGTGGTCTCTCCAAGTTTCAACCTTGCCAACCATCTCCATTCGAAGACTGTCAGCGGACTTCATGTCCTCTTTCAGGTCACTCAGGATCTTGCTTTTGGAAGGTTTTCTGGACTGCTGCTCGTTAGCTGCTGCTAACGGAAGAGCGTCATCTTGGACATCAATATGTGGCATTTAGTTTTCCTACTTATGGTACTTTAATTTGAACCAGGCGTTAAATGCAAATGTTGCGATCATGCCTAAGACACCCGCAACAGCGGCAACTATGCCCCATTCATCCACGTTTAACCCTAGGAAAACCGCAGCTCCTGACGTACCGTAGCTTACGGTTGTCGCAATGTTCTCTACTGTATGTTGCACATGCTTATCCATTGTTTGTGGCATTTTCTACATCCTGTAATTTATCGATTTCTTTATTAAAATCGAATATACAGTCCCGGTAATACTTTGTCTGTCCTTTCTGACCTTTAATGTACCGTGTGAGCTCTTTGAAGTTTATTCCGAGATTCTCATAGTGCTTAGGACTGATACCTACCCAAGCTAACCCTGATGAATCGAATATACCTGTCGGCTCAACTGTCAACATACGTACACTAGCAGGTGAGGGGTGGTCAGGGCAACTGATTTTTGTATAAGACAGCTTGGTTTGAACCACTACTTCGGGCTGAAATAGTGAGCACCCGGACAGTAAAAATACGCTACTCAGCAGTAAGTGCTTCAATTTCATCGAAAACCTCCCTGGTACCCTT